ATTGCTTTACTACAAATGCGTTCAGACAAACTCGTTTCTCGTGACTATGTACGTCGTGAAATCCCTATGGATCTAAATGTTACTCAGGAGGAACAACGTGTTGATATTGAAGAAATGCGCGATTCTTTGCGTGTTGCTGTTGCACAGTATGCTCAGGCAATTCCGGCTCTCGCGGCGCAGGGGCAAGACCCTTCCGAGATTATCAGCCGTATCGCAACTGTTATCCAAGGTCGGCAAAAGGGCCAAGCACTAGAGAACATTATCGAAAAAGCATTTACACCAGCACCAGCACCAGAACCAGTGATGCCACCACAGATGCCAGGTATGCCTGGCGCAGAACAGATTCCAGCAGCAGGTGCGGCCTCCGCCCCTGCCTCGCAGCAACCTCCAAATCCACAAGGCGGTATGGCCCCTGCTGCTGGTCAAAAACCCGATATAGCCCAACTACTAGCTGGTATTACCGGCGCCGCATAAAAAAGGAGGAGGTGTAAAATGAACAAAGGATCACGTGCAGCAGCACCTATGTCAAAGCCAACTGAAGGTAAGAAGGATACTTCTAAGCCAGCAGGACCAGGCAAGGTAGTACCATCAATGATGCCAGCAGGACGTAAAGGCAACGCAGTTAAAAAAGGATAAATTTTTTATAGGAGGTGTACTGGGTGAGCAACGATAACAATGACATTCCTCGCCCAGTGCGCCTTTCTGATTTTTTAGTAATACTTTCAGGTTTTATTCACAACATAGCACAAACATTTGAAGCTATGACAGGTGAACTAATGGAACTATCCATTTATCATTCTAACCAAAAGACGAAAACAATTCGTGCTTGGGAAGATATGACCGCAGATTTAGAAAAGTTAGGAGAAGAAACAGATGGCTGAACCAATGAATCCAATGGCCGGAGTTTCAGGTCCTGGCAAATACGCTGTTAGAACAGATAACCTACGTATGGGATCTACTGCATACGGCGAAGGCGTAGAGACTTCTGCAATTAAGTCCGGTGCGCCTCTTTCAAGAACTCCAGATCAACGCCCAATGCCAGCCGCTGAAGTACGCGACGCTGCAATGCAGGCGCCAGTAACAGAATTATTTGCTCCATCTTCACGTCCTGGCGAACCAATAACTTCTGGTATTGATATGGGTCCAGGCGTTGGATCAGAAGCTTTAATGATGGCTAAGTCTGGTGAAAAACTTTCAGATATATTAGCAAAGATGCTTCCTTACGACACCACTGGAGAAGTAGCTATTCTATACCAGCGTGCAGCGTCACGAGGTATGTAATTGGCGCAAAATAATTTAACTGCTGCTGCTGCCCAAGCAGGTCTTACAGGACCACAAAAGGCACAGGTTGATGGTCTATCAAAGTTATTAGATTCTCATAAGAACTTACTAGCATTGCCATCTAACGTAGCACAACAAAAGTTTTCTGGTATGACTCAAGACCAACAGAACGCTCACGTTGCTATGTTTGGTGAAGATAAGCCAGTTGAAAAGAAAACTGGTTGGCTTGGTACCGCATTTCATTATATGACTGCTCCTATTAAGACTGTTATAGGTGGAACTTTTGCTGCGCTAAACGAAGTGTCAGACTTTATGACACGTTTGTACCGCACCGGCGCTATTGCCTTAGATCAAAATGTTGATCTTTCTAAAGCGTTTACTATTGCCAATGATAAAGGCGATATGGTGTTTGCCCCAGATCGTATTAGTAAAGCCAAAACTATATTTGGTCTTGATATGGTTAACGTGGCAATGAAGGTAGCTGGTGGCACTCCACTAGATAAAATTATTTCTGAAGGAACTGAAGCAGAAAAGCAGATTGCTCGTAGAGCAGATTTGCGTTACAGCACTGAAAAAGATGTTGCTGATTTCCAAAATGCTTTAGATCAAGTTAATGCTGCTAAGTATTCTCCAGGACGCCAAATAGCAAACCTTGTTCTTCCAGAAAGTATGGAAGGTTCAGGATTTCTTTACAAAGGAATATCAGGTTTCTATGATGCTACTTATCGCGTGTTTGCTGATCCAACTCTTATACTTGGTAAAGCTAAGAAAGCCTACGATGCTGGTGACTTTTTACTCTTTACCGTACTAGGTAAGGATAAGTTTACATATGGCCGTAACTTAATGGCTTCTGTAAATAACTCACAGCGTCTTGATTCTATTTTTCAAGACAAAGGTGTATCTAATTTCTTTGATCTATACGGTAGTAAGTTAGAAGCTTTAAGAAAGTCACGCGCACTAGGAGATCCACGTGCCAGTGTGCCAATCGTAGATGAGTTAAAGCGTATTGCTCCAGAGTATGGAGATGCTGCTATAGATGAATTTATGAAAGCAGGCGTTAGAGACGCATTGACTGCTCGTAACTATCTTGAAAATATCGTAGATGTTAAAGCAATTATGTCTGGTAGTGCTGCTCGTCAAACTCCTTTGATTCCAACTCTTAGCGCTGCTCGCAAGGCTCGGATCAATACATTACGTACAGCAAACAAAATAATTGATATTGACAAAGTTGGGCAAAAGATTGTTAACGCTTTTTATGGTATTGGTAAAATCCAGTATGAAGATATCGCTGCTGGTTTAAGTGGCGAAGTAGCTGATCTAGCAAAACTAGAACGTCAAGTTGGTCGCTTAAAAGGCGCTGATGGTTCAGTTCGTATGTCTATTGACCAGATCCAAGGCCGCGTTGATCGCTTTGCTCGTAAGTTTACAACAATTCCATTCTTTCGTGATAATCGTTTTAACGTACTAGCGCCAGATGCACCTACACAGGTATATCGTTTAGCACGTTTAGCTAATTCTCGTTACCACTCTAAGTTAATTACTGAAGCTTTTACAGCAGGTAATGAAGGTCAGCGCAAGCAGATCTACGAAGGTATCTGGTACACACTAGGTTCTATTCGTGGTGTTGATAAATCAGAAGCAGGCCGTACTTTCTTGCGTAACTTCGGTAGCAAAGGTATACCAAAGGCTTATGCCCCACCAACTATCGTGCGAGAAATTGACGATACTGGTACTGAGATATCAAAAATTGTAAATCCAGATCAATTGGATAATGGCCAGCGCTCCGCGCTTTACCCATTCCAACTATCTGAAAGTATATCCACTCCTAGCGTTCAAGACTTAGACCGCCTATCGGCTCGTGCCGGTATTATTGATAATGTTGTTGGAGCCTCACAGCAAAAGTGGGCAGACTCTATGACTAGCGGTTGGGTTATTGGAACTCTTGCTGGACCTAAGTTTCCAGTACGTAATGCCTTGGAAGATCTAATGCTTCACTTGGCGGTAGGTGATTCTCCTTGGGGAATTGTTAAAGGTCGTATTCTTTCAACACGTTTACGTGCAGCATCTGGCGAAGGCAGTCTTGGTTTTATCAATAAGATAGTTCGCAGGAAGCAAGTCAATACATATAACGCTAGAATCAAAGCAGCAGCAGATGCTGGCGATGTAAACGCTGTTCAAACTGTAATGGCTGAAGCTATTATGGATTCAATGGTTGGCAAGTTCTTGGATAAAGAAGGCGCCGAGTTACTACAACAGTTTGCTCAATATGGACGCTTATCAGAAACTATGCGTATTGTTGGCGAAGGTGGCAAGAATGGTCTTCGTGGAGCAGATCAATTTATGGCCGCTACTGATGATGTAAGTCGTTTTGGTGAAATGGCTGCTATTGAATACAATGGCGTTAAACTTAAAGAAGTATATGGCGCTAAAGCCTATGCTCCTTACAGTCCAGTAGCAAGCGTAGAAGCACGCATTGGTTGGATGATTCAAATTGGTCGAGTTACCACTGATGAAGTTGGAAACATTGCTGTTCGTTATTTAGATGATGAAGTTAGAGCAATTGATGAATTAACTGCATACTTCAAAAATTTACCACAAGCAGAACGTGAACGTTTTCAGTTATATAGCGTGCTTGGTGAAACAGAACAGACACACGCAAAGCGTGTATTCCAAGCAACAAAGAATCTTTTTTCTAAAGAAAACGGCGATATTAACGAAGAACTATTATCCAAAGTACGCTTTGCTGATGGATTAGGTAACGTTAAAGTATCTTCAAAGAATTTAGGACTTGATGATCTACCAGATATGCAAGATTTTGCGCTTGCTCCTAAGTGGATTACAGGCCCAGTACTAGTTCCAGTAACAGAAGGACAGTTTGCTTCTGGTATTACTGAAAAACTTTGGGACTATATGGGCGAAGCTAATGCTCGCTTCTCACGTGAACCATTAGTTATCTACCAGTTAATCAATATCCGCAAGGATATGCGAGCCACTGGCTTTGAACAACGCATTATGGATCAGTTCACTAAGGGATTAACCGGCGAAGCTTTAGATCTAGCAAAGCAAAATGCTACTCGTCACATTGTTGACATAGCAGAAGATCTTGCCCGTGAGCGAGTACTTGCTTTCGTGGATAATCCTGCTGTTCGTAGCCAACTTGCTATGGCTGGACGCAACTTTGCACGCTTCTATCGTGCTACTGAAGACTTCTATCGCCGTATTTCACGTACAGTTAAGTACAATCCAGAAGCATTAACTCGTGCTGCGCTTACTTATGAAGGTATTGCTCACTCTGGCTTTGTACAGACAGACGATAATGGCGATCAGTACTTCTTTTATCCAGGACTTAACCCTGTATACAAGGCAGTTAACGGAGTAATGAAAGCATTTGGTGTTGAGACTGCGTTTAAGATCCCAATGCCAGTTGAATTTGGTGGCAAGTTGAAGATGATTACACCTTCGATGAACCCAGACTCGTTGTTCCCTACATTTGCTGGTCCATTAGCGGCATTTCCTATCAAAGTATTAGGTAATCTAATTCCACAGATAGCAGATCTTGAAAAATCCCTAATGGGCGTTTACGCTGAAGATCAACCTATGATTAACGCTGTACTTCCTGGTCACGTTAACCGTATATTGGCAACATTACAGCGTGATGAGCGTTCATCCCAGTACGCATCAGCTGCTCGTAAAGCTATTACTTATCTTGAGGCAGCAGGTTATAGCCCTAAGTCTTCCTTTGAAATAGTTAATGGTGTAAAGGTAGAAGTACCTCCAACTACTGGAGAACTAGAAGAATATAAAAACAAATTACAGTCATCTACTATGAGTGTACTAGCGCTTCGCGCTATATTTGGATTCATTGCTCCAGCATCTCCACAGATTA